ATAGTAAGACAGATGATAGAGAAGCACAAAAATTAGTAAACTTTGTAAAGAAAAATAAAAACGTAAAATCAATGCAATCAAGAGTGGATAAAGCTGTTGCAACTTTACAAGCAAAATTTGGTAGAACAAGGTCTGGGGATAATATGCGTAAATTTGCTAGCCAGCTTTTGAATGATGGTTTGCGTGAGTTTGATGCACAGGTAAATACAAAAAAAGCATTAGACGCTGGATTAACTCATGTAAAATATTATGGGGATATTATACCTACCACAAGAAGAATTTGCCGTGATGTACTAAATGGAAGATATAGCAAAAGACAAGGAAATATCTTTACTATTGAAGAAGTAAGAAAATTATGGCAAAGACAATCATGGAGTGGCAAGAAGTCAGGAGACCCACTTGTTGTAAGAGGCGGTTATAACTGCCGACATCAATGGTCTTATGTCAATCCAGATTGGTATAACAAACAAGGACAATTAATAATATAGGAGTAATATGTCAGAACAAGAAAAGGTTAATCAACCGAAAAATGATGCTGTTGTAGAACAGGCTAAAGAAACTCAAACTGATAATAAACCTCAACCTCAATTCACACAAGAACAGCTTGATAATATTATCAAACAAAGACTTGAAGCTGAAAAATCAAAATACAATAGACAGCTTGAAGAACAGAAGAAAGCTGAAGAGGAAGCACAAAAAGAAAAAGCAATCAAAGAAGCTAAAACAAAAGCAGACCTTGAAAAGTTAATGCAAGAGAGAATAGCAAGTAAAGATGCTGAGTTACAAAAAATGAAACTCGATATTAAAAAAGAAAAAATAGATAATAGTTTATTATCTGTTGCATCTAAATATAATGCTATCAATCCTCAACAAGTTACAGACTTAATTAAGAATCAAGTAAGGTTAAGTGACGATAATCGTATAGAAGTTGTTGATAATAATAACAATATACGTTATAACCCAAAAGGCGAACTTTTTAGCATAGAAGAACGTGTTAAAGAGTTTTTAGAGGCGAACCCACATTTTTCCGCAAGTGGCAAGTCTGGTTCAGGAAGCCAGAGTTCTGTCGAGGGTAAAACTGTAAAACCTTTTAATATTCAGGATTTAGATATGAGCAAGGCGGAGGACAGAAAACGATATGCAGAATATCGGAAACAAAGAGACTCTAGTCCTGTTCAGATAAACTTAAACAAAAAATAAACGGAGTAAATAACAATGGCAAACGAAACAACAAGTACAACGCTCTCGGAACTATATACCGAGATTGTTGCAGAGGCATTATTCGTAGCATCAGAGCAATCAATCATGAGACCTCTAGTACGAAACTATGCTATACAAGGTGGCGGTAAGTCAGTTGAGATTCCGATATATGCGAATGTTTCAGCAAGTGCAGTATCAGAAGCATCTGATCTATCCAACACAGAAGTCAATCCTACTTCAGTTACAATTACTGCAAGTGAGAATGGTGTTATGACTACTCTTACAGATTTAGCAAGAAACTCTGCTCCAAGAAACGTAGCAGGGGATATTGGTAAATTGTTTGGAGAAGCAATCGCTAAGAAACAAGACTTGGACTTAACAGCTTTATTTGATGGTTTTTCAAATACAGTAGGTTCAACTGCGGCGGCGGTTACAGTAGAACACTTCTTTCAAGCTATCGCAACATTAAGAAGAAACAATGTTCCTTTAAATGATGTAGCGGCAGTATTTCATCCAGATATTGCTTATGACCTTAAAAAAGGCATAACAAACACATTTGCAACTTCTGGAAATGTATCTGACTTAGCAAACGAAGCATTAAGAAATGGTTTTATCGGATCACTCGGTGGAATCAGAATCTTTGAAACTTCTAACATTGCGAATACTGGTAATGCAGGTGATTTCAAATCAGCTATGTTCCACAGAGACGCTTTAGGTATGGCAATGATGCAAGACCTAAAAGTAGAAACTCAAAGAGACGCTTCTTTAAGAGCAGACGAAATTGTAGCAACTGCTGTGTATGGTGTGGGTGAACTACATGATACATACGGAGTTGAAATACAAGGTGACTCTAGTATAGTAAGCTAATAATCATAATTCTATGGGCGAGAAATCGCCCATAGAGCATAGGAGAAATTATGAAGAAAAAAATTAAAGTTGTTGAAGGTGGAATAAGAAGAAGAATTATTAGACTTTGGCAAAAAATCAAAACTTGGATTATAAAAGGTTATGGCTAATTTTACAGGTGCTGATGTAATTGTAGCAACAGATGTAAGTAAATATCAATCAGATATTTATGACTTTGGTTTTGCATCTGGATCATCAGAAGTAACATTTTATTTATCAGAAACTACAAACGATATTTTAAGAGAATTAAGAGCTAGGTGGTGGCCAACATATAAAACAAATGTATATACAGATATTACAGTATTAAACACTCCTGAGATGGATAATACAAAAGTTAATCTGGACCAATTTAAAAGAGCAGGTGTATATCTTTTTCTTGGAAGATTTATGTTACCAGCATTAACAAAATTTAGGTCAGAAGCAGATAAAGATAGATTTGAGAGAATGGGTGAATATTATATGTCAGAGTATAATAAAGAATTTAGAATGATACTTGAAGATGGTGTAGAGTATGACTCAAAACAAGACGCATCTATAAGTGTTAATGAGAGAGAGCCATTACATGGATTTAGAAAACTGGTTAGATAATGCCTGTAAGTGTTACATTAACTTCTAATGTTAAATCTATACAAAGAAGTTTAGACAGATTTTTTAATAAGTTCCCAAACATCACCAAAAAAGGACTACAACAAGCTAGTTTTCAATTAAGAGAAATAATACTTGAATTAACAAAAAAACAACAAGATTTTAGAAGAAGAAGATTTGCACCTTATTCTGAAGCATATTTAAAAAGATTACAAGCAGAGGGTAAATCGCAAAAAGTAGATTTATTTTTTACAGGAAGGATGCTTGGTGCTATAACAACAAAAGTGCATTCAAAGAAAAAAGCATCTGTTTTTTTTAACAATGCAGAAATGAGAACAAGAGCTTTGTTTAACCAGGTATTAAATGAGCCAAAAAGAGAATTTTTTGGTTTTAATAATAGAACGGAAAAGATTATAAAGAAACAATTTATAAGATTTATGGAAAAAGAAATTAGGAGGATGAAGTTTTGAGTACAAGAGAGAATATTGCAAGTAACATAGCGTCTACAATAAGTGGCATAACTAGCCCATCAATCAAGAAGGTAACAAGACAACCATTTGATCTGGATGAATTATCAGATAAACAATACCCAGTTGTAATAGTACAAACATCAGAAGAAACAAGAGAAGATATAGAAATGGGTGATGGTGCAAAGAGAAGGCAAGGCACTATTGACTTTGTTTTAAGCGGTTTTGTAAAAGGTGCAGAGTCTAATATTGATACATTAAGAAATCAGTTGATAACTGCTATTGAAACAGAACTAGAATCTGATATTACTAGAAGTGGCAATGCACTTGATACTGAAATCGTATCTGTGGAAACAGACGAAGGGACTTTATTCCCAATCGGTGGGATACGGATGACTATAAGGTGTATTTACACATTTGAAGCAGGAACACCATAAGGAGCAATATGTCAGACAAAATTATAGAAAAAATAGAAAAGAAAATAGAAAAGATTGAACATTTACACGATAAAGAATCTTTATTATGTGAAGAGGTAAAAGACTTGTTAAATGAACTTAAAGAAAACTCATCTGAAGAAGAAGAGTGGGATGAAGAAGAATTAGATGAAGAAGAGTTTGACGAGGAAGAAGAAAAATAATATAAGGGTTTTACAGGAGAAAATATGGCAGTACATCATGGAAAAGAAGGACAAGTTGTAGTCGGAGGTTCAGCAGTAGGTGAACTTACTTCATTTACACTTGAAACTACTGGAGACGTTGTAGAGAGTACGAAAATGGAAGATGCGGCAAAATCATTTGTTGCAGGTAGAACTTCATTTTCAGGTACTTTAGAAATGCACTTTGACGAAGCTGATAGTGTGCAAACACAATTAACAGCAGGAGCAAGTGTTACTTTCAAACTACTTCCAGAAGGTAGCTCATCTGGTGACAGAAAATTTGAAGGAGCAGGTATCATTACTGGTATGTCTGTTAATCAACCTTTAGATGGAATAGTTGCAAGAAGTGTTACGTTTCAAGGAACTGGTGCTTTAACAATAGGAACTGAATAATAATTTATGTCAATAATAGACAGAGCCAAGTCCCATTTTGCAGGGCTAGGTGTACAATCTATTGAGATAGAGGAATGGAAGGATGATGATGGAAAACCATCAACTATCTTTTGGAATCCTATAACATTAGCAGAAAAGAAAAAATTATTTACTAAATCTGACAGCTTAAATGACGTTGCTTTACTTGCTGATATTGTAATAATGAAAGCTCTTGACAACGATGGTAATAAATTATTCCAAACAACTGACAAATTAGACATCATGCACAAAGTAGATTCTGATGTCTTGGCCAAGATAGCCGCCGCAATGGTTTCAGCACCGACAGCTTACGAGTCAAAAAAAAAGTAAATACTACACCTGAATTAAGAAATATGTTAATACTAGCCGATAGGTTAAAAATAACCTTAAAGCAAGTATTAGATATGTCAGAAGCTGAATTTAACTTGTGGTTAGGATTTTTAATGCTAGAAAAAGATGAGTACGATAGAAAAAAACCAATGTAGAATATGGCACAGAATTTAGTATTAAATATATTAGCAAAAGACAAAACAAAGGTAGCTTTACGAGGTGTACAAGCTGGTCTTGCAAATCTTAAAAGATCATTATTTTCTGTTCAATCTGCAATCGTTGGTATTGGTGCTGGTTTAGTTGTAAGATCATTTATAAATGTAGGTAGAGAAGTAGAGCAGTTAAGATTAAGATTCTTACTATTATTTGGATCAGTTGAAGAAGGTAGAAAAGCATTTGATACATTAGTCAGGTTTGCAGGTAAAGTTCCATTTACACTTCAAGAAATAGCACAGGCATCAGGTAATCTAGCAGTTGTATCAAAAGATGCAGATGAGCTAGGAAAAAACTTACAGCTTGTTGGTAACATAGCGGCGGTAACAGGATTAGATTTTAGAATTACCGCAGAGCAGATTCAAAGGTCATTATCAGCAGGTATAGCTTCAGCAGAAATATTTAGAGAACGTGGTGTAAGAGAGATGTTAGGTTTTACATCTGGTGTTGCAGTTACTGTTGAAGAAACAAAGAAAAAATTAGATGAAGTGTTTGGACCAAATGGTAAGTTTGGAGAGGCCGCTAAATTTCTAGGTACTACATTTGATGGTACTCTATCAATGATCCAAGATAAAATTTTTCAATTCCAACTAGGCACAAATGAAGCTGGTTTTTTTGATTTTATAAAAGGTGGTCTAATTACAATTAATGAACTTCTTGCAGAGAATGAGAAAAAACTAAAAGACTTTTCTCAAAGATTAGGAACAGGATTAGTTAGTTTTATAGAAGAAGCTGTTGTTGGAATAGTTGGTTTATTCAATATGACTAAAGGTTTTTTCTTAATGGTTGTATCAGGGATAAAAGGTGTAATAGATATAATTAATTTCTTACCACCTGTTGTAAGAGAGCTTGGAATATTAGGTTTTCTTATGCTTGGAACAAAAGGTAGAGTCTTAGTTTTAGCTTTAGGTCTAGTTATAAATCAAATTAAAAAATTACTCCAAAGTATGGGAGTGGATTTAGATATGAACTTTAAACATCTTTTGGAAATGGAAGATGCTACAAAAAAAATTAGAGGTGGTTTTGATTTAGTAAGAGAAAACATAAAAAAGAATACATTAGCAACAGTAGAGTTTGGCAAAAAAATAGCAGAAGCAAATGCAGAAGCGGCTAAATTAAAAAGAAACATATCACCATTTAGAGAAGAATTAGAAAAACTTAATGAAGAATCATTAAAGAAACTTACAAAATTATCTCAACAAGCATTTGAAATATTTGATATGGGAATCAAAGGTATGTCAAAAGGTATTGCTGAACAAATAGTTTTAGGCAAAGACCTTCAAAAATCTTTTAGGGTATTAGGAGAACAAATACTAATTAAAATTATTTCTGCATTAGTAGAGATAGCCGCAAAAATAGCATTACAAGTTGTTCTTGAACAGACAGCTATTGCAAATCTTTTAGTAAAATTAGGAATTGAACAACAAATAACTGCTGAAAAAAATAAACAAAACAAAGCTCAAAAAGATCAATCCAAAAGAGATTTTGTATCAACATTATTGTCTATTCCATTTATGGGTAAAGCTAATGGAGGAGCTTTGATGGCAGGGAGAGCATCTATTGTTGGTGAGAGAGGGCCAGAATTATTTATACCTAATGCAACAGGTCAGGTAACACAATCTGCAAGAGGCATGGGTGGTAGAGCTGTAAATGTAAATTTTAATATCAATACAATAGACTCAAGAGGTTTTGATGAAGCACTTGTAGAAAATAGAGCAACAATTACATCAATTATAAATAATGCTTTAACTGAGAGAGGCAGAGGAGAACTAATATAATGGCAGGTGCATTTCCAATATCTAATTCAGCATTCCAGACTATGGGTATTAAGTCTAATCAAAACACTATTATATCAAAATCTATAAATGGTAAAAAACTTGCAAGACAAGTAGATAATCAAAGATTTGGATTTACAGCTAATATTATTACAGCAAAAAGATCAGATGTATATGGTGAGCTTATGGCCTTTATTATGAAACAAAGATCATCAAAAGAAAATTTTACCATTATTCCTCCAGAGGTCAAAAGCACCAGAGGAAGCGAAACTAATGTAATCTCTGTAAATGGATCACATTCTTTAGGAGATACTACTATTGCAATGGATGGTTTCGCAGGTGATGGGGCAGGTAGATTTAAGGCAGGAGACTTAATTAAATTTGCCTCCCACACAAAAGTTTATATGATTGTAGAAGATGTAACATCATCTTCAAATGCGGCTACTGTTACTATTGAGCCACCTCTTATAAATACACTAGCTGATGATGAAGTTGTTACCTACAATAATGTCCCTTTTACTGTACATCTAACAAATGATATACAAGAGTTTGGTGCTGTGGGTGCAGATAACACAGGAAATCTTTTATACGAATTTGAATTAGATGTTGAAGAAGCAATATAAAATTAAATATTTTATGAACGCTGATATATTGGCAGAAGAGATTGTAGATGCTGATAGTATTGATGTTGTAAAACTTAAATTAAATGAACATGAGTTTCCATCAAAAAATGCAGACTTTAAAGTAAATGGTGATATAAAGGTAATAAGGAAGAGTATAGAAGATTATGGCAAGGACACTAACGACAGCAGTAACAAACGAACTGGCAACAAATGACATTAGACCAGTTCATCTTGTATCAATAGGTTTCTCAACTCCTGTCAATTTGACAGATGCTTCTTTTGACATTACTTCATCAGTATCAGGATCAAGCAAAACATATTCAGCATCAGCTTTTTTAATTACAGTTCCTACATTTACAGAAGAAACAGATGTAACAAAAACAACTGTAAATGTTGCATTATCAGGTGCAAATACAACTTTTATATCAACAGTTTTAAACGAGAATATTGTAAATGATACAGTAGATATATTTAGAGGTTTTTTAAACTCATCTAACGCTGTTATAGCTGATCCAATATTATTATATTCAGGCAATGTAGATACATTTCAAATAGAAGAAACAGAGACAACATCTACTGTTAATTTATCTGTTGTATCTCATTGGGCAGACTTTGAAAAAAAATCAGGCAGACAAACAAACAATAATTCACAGCAAAGATTTTTTAGTACAGATGTTGGTATGGATTTTGCATCACAAACTGTATTAGATATTAAATGGGGTAGAAAATAATGGGAATTTTTAAAGCCGCAAAACGAGCAGTAAAAACTGTAACAAAAGTTTTTAGAGCAGTAAAAATAAGTAGTTTTTTAGGTAAAATAAATCCTTTTGTTGCTCTTGGAGTTTTTGCTGTTGGTTGGTTGTTTTTAAGATCAAGAAAACCTGAAGTTCCAGATTTTGGTACAAATGATTTTGAAGAAACAGAGAGAGGTATATTATTAAATAAACAATCTAATAATGCTTCAATACCTGTTATATATGGAACAAGACTTGTAGGTGGAACAAGAGTATTTATAGAAACATCAGGAACAGATAATGAGTTTTTATATATAGCTCTAGTTTTATCAGAAGGTGAAATCAATGGTATTACAGAAATAAGAGTAGATGATAAAGTAGTTACATTTACTGGAGCTATGGCCGACAACACTCAAAGAACAGTAGCAAGTTCAGATAGTAATTTTTATAAAAGTGATGTTAGTTATATTACAATTGAACCGCATTTTGGTGCTGATGGTCAATCTTCTTCAAGTTTGTTATCAGAATTATCAAGCTGGGGAACAAATCATAAGTTATCAGGTGTTGCATATTTAGCACTTAAATTTAAGTGGAATGGAGATGTGTTTGGAGGTGTGCCACAGGTCCAGGCAAAAGTACAAGGTAAAAAAATTGTAACATTAGCTTCTAATCTTACAGAACAAACAGCATCATTCAACACAAATCCTGCTTTTTGTTTATTAGACTATTTAAGAAATGAAAGATATGGAAAAGGAATTGCAACAGGAAATTTAGATTTACAAAGTTTTTTTGATGCGTCAGTAGTTTGTTCAACACAAGTCACACCATTTTCAGGAGGGTCACAAATAAATTTATTTGATTGCAATGGAGTGATTGATACATCAAGAAAAGTTATTGATAATGTCAGAGATATACTAAGAGGTTGCAGAGGTTATCTACCTTATGTTCAGGGTAAATATAGATTAGTAATAGAAACAACTGGATCAGCTAGTTTATCTTTAGGCGAAGATGATATTATTGGTGGATACTCTTTAGCTTCACCATCTAAAAATACAAAATTTAACAGAGTAATAGCAACATTTATAAATCCAGATCGTAACTTTCAAGCAGATCAAATTACTTTTCCTCCAACAGATGATAGTAGTTTGCCATCAGCAGATCAACACGCAACAATGAAAACAGCAGATGGAGGTTTTTTATTAGAAGGTAGATTTGATTTTAAGACATTAACTTCTCCGTACCAAACGGAAGAGATGGCAGAAATAATATTAAGAAGAAGCAGAGAATCTATTGGGCTAAATATTACTGTTGGTTTTAAAGCATATGCACTACACATAGGAGACATAGTAAATATAACAATATCCAGTCTAGGTTTTTCATCAAAAGCATTCCGAGTTTTGTCAATGACATTTAATGAAGATTATACCATAGAACTTAATTTAGTAGAACACCAAGATAGCTTTTATACTTTTGCTACAAAAGGAGAAGTATCAAGCACACCAACTACTAACTTGCCTGATCCTTTTACAATTCAAGCACCAGCATCTGTAACTTTATCAGATGAGCTTATTGAATATTCTGATGGAATTGTAATAACAAGATTAAATATATTAATAGGAGCTTCACCAGATCAATTTGTTTCAAATTATCAAGTTGAAGCAAAACAAACTTCTGAGTCTGATTTTAAAATAATATCAACAGGATCACAATTATCACATGAGTTATTAAACGTAAAAGATGATGTTGAATATAGTGTAAGAGTAAAAGCAATAAATAGTTTTGGTGTATCAAGCACATTTACATCTGCAACAAGAACAATAGTAGGTGCAACAGATATACCTAGTGATGTAACAGATTTATCTGTAAGTTTAGTGGGATCAAATCAAATGGAGTTATCTTGGACTCCTGTTACAGATTTAGATATTTCTTGGTATGAAGTAAGGTTTCAAGATGTTACAAGTGGTTCAACTTGGAATGAGAGTACACCTCTTGCAAAAGTTGTAAGACGTAAATCAAATTCATTAGTAGTAAATTTTGCTACTGGCACATTTTGTATAAAAGCTGTTGATAAATTAGGTAACAGTTCAGCTAATGCCTCATTTGTAACAACAAATATTAGTAGTCAAGCAAACTTTGTAAGGACAGCAACATTTAGTGAGTAATTATGGCAGATTTTAATGGAACAAGAGATTCAAACGTAGCAATTAGTACAGACTTTGCCGCTAGGAAAGTTTTAATACTTGATACAATAACTGACTTTGATGATGGTGTAGGTAATTTAGATTCTGCACAAGGTGATTTTGATTTAGGTGGTACAGACTCAACATCTAATCCAACTAATTTTAATGGCAATGTAGTATCATCTGGTTTTTATACTTTTGCAAACACTCTAAGTTTGGATGCTATTTATGATGTATCGTTAGGTGCAATAGCAAGTATGTCATCTGAAGATGAGTATGATAAATTTGATGATGGTAGAGGAGCAACAATATTTGAAGATGCAAAAGGTCCATTTGACGGATCAGCAGAAATACAATGTGGAGCTGAAGTACAAGTTGGTGCAGATGACACATCTCTAGCCAATATAACTACATTCCAAAAAGTAGCCCAACAAAGCACAATCAAAGGAAGATTTTTTAAATTTAGATGTAAAATTACATCAGATAATAACAAGGTAAGGGCAAAAGTTCATGATCTTAAATTTACAGTTAATTTTGAGAAAAGAACAGAGACAGGAGAGGATATTGCCTCATCAGCATCAGGTACAACTATAACCTTCACAAATGCCTTCTTTGCAACTCCATCAATAGGTATTGCTGGTCAGGGTATGGCAGTTGGTGACTTTTTTACTCTCAGCAGTAAATCTAAAACAGGATTTACAATTCAGTTTTTTAATAGTAGTAATACAGGTATAAGCAGAACATTTGATTTTCAAGCAGTAGGATATGGTTTGAAATCTACTTAAAAAATATATATAAGAGGAATTATGGCACAAGTTTCAGATGTAACATTAGACAATCAGGGTTTCGCAAGTTTTAGGACAGAACTTAACAATATTCTAGCGGCAGTAAATTCATCCCATATAGGCAGTTCAGCTCCTGGATCAGTAACTGCTGGAACAGTTTGGGTTGATAACTCTAGCTCTGGTACGCTATCTATCAAGATTAATGATGGATCAGATAATCTTACACTATTTTCAATTAACACATCAACAAACGCAATAACATTACCTGGTGGAGTAAGTGTAACGGAATCAGACCCAAATGCGATTCCATTTGCAATAGCTTTAGGAGGGTAGATGGCAAATAACTTTTTATCAACAGAAGTATCTTTATCAAACGCTTCCGAAACAACTATAATATCTGCAACAAGTAATAAGCAAATCATTGTAGGTTTAAACTGTGCAAATACAGGTACAGCTACTCTTACACTAGATGTAACTCTTAGAGATGGATCAAATGATTTTAAACTTGTTAAAGGTGTTTCTATTCCACCTAATTCTAAGGTAGAAATAGTAAAAGGTAAAATTGTTTTGGGATCAGGATACAGCTTGAAAGCACAATCAAGTGCATCAGGTGGAGACGTAGATATTGTTGTTGGATTATTAACTGACGTAGCATAAGGAGCTTAAATGGAAGAAAAAGACAATATTCTTTATGTAGGTAACAAGCCAGGAGTAAATAACGTGGATTGTTATAACAAAAAAGATATTACAAGAGATGTAAGAATAACTGCTGATTCAAATGCAGTATTAGCAGGACCTGTAACAATATCAGGCACAGTAACAGTAGAATCAGGAGCAACTTTAATAGTAGTATGAGTAAGATAGAAGTAAATACAGTAGATGTTCAATGTGGATCAACATTAACTTTAGGTTCATCAGGTAAAACAGTTTCTATTGCAAGTGGAGCTTCTACAAGCGGAATGGGTCGTACTGGAACAGTTGATTGGTGTACTACTGCAAAGACAAGTCCATTTACAGCAGTCAATGGTGATGGATTTTTTGTAAATACAACAGGAGGTGTAATAACAGTAACACTTCCAAGCTCACCTTCTCAGGGTGATATTGTAGCATTTAAAGATTATGCAGGTACTTGGGATACTAATAATGTTACACTATGTAGAAATGGCTCAAAAATAAATGGAGAATGTACTAATACCAGTTTATCAACAAAAGCACAATCAGTTACACTAATCTATGTTGATAGTACAAAAGGTTGGCAAGATATACAAGACTCAACAGCTAACGTAACAGGAGTAAATTACATATCAGCAAGTGGTGGTGCGGCAACTGTAACTTGTGGAAATTTTAAAACACATATTTTTACATCTGATGCTACATTTACAGTTTCAAGTGCATCTAATTCACCAACATTTAACAAAGTAGAATATTTAGTAATAGGTGGTGGTGGACAAGGGGGTAATGGACAAGATGCTAATGGTTATGCTGGCGGTGGTGGAGGTGCAGGAGGTTTTAGATATTATACAACAGTTTCAGGATCAAATTCACCTTTAGTTGCACCAGCAGGTCTAGATGTTTCTGCTACAGCTTATCCAATAACTGTTGGAGCAGGAGGAACTGGTCCTTGTGGTCCAGGAGGTTCTGCATCAACATTTTCAACTATAACATCTGCTGGTGGAGGTGCAGGAGCAATCACTAATAATCCAAGTCCATCAGAGCCATCACCAAGTAGAATTAATGGCGTAGATGGTGGTTCAGGCGGTGGAGGATCATCAATATCAGGAGTAGACGGAACTGCTGGAGCAGGAAATACTCCTCCAGTTTCACCACCACAAGGTAATCCTGGAGGTAATGGAACAAGAAGTGGAACTACTGGTGGCGGTGGTGGAGGTGGTGCAGGTGCAGTAGGTTCAGCAGGTGGTTCTGGAGATGGTGGAGATGGTGGAGTAGGTTCATATATAGCAGATGCATTTGTAGGTCCAACAGCACCAAGCTATGGAACACCTGGTCCAGTTTCATCAACAAGATATTTTTCTGGTGGGGGTGGCGGTGGA